TCTATGACGAATGTGTCGGCGGGAAACTGGGCGGCGGTGCCTTCTATAAACTTTTCTAGAAGGTCTTCTGGTGTATCTCTTTCTTTGGTGGCGTACTTTTTTCTGAGATCGCAGAATACGTTTCCTGGCAATTCTGTGGCGGATTCTCGGCCGGGAAGGACTACGCAGGCGGGGTCGAACAGCTGGTCTTCTTGGCGCAACTCTGACGCGGGTGTGCCGCGATACCGGTCTATAACTCGCCCTCCTACTCCTAACATAAGTACGATAATTACCAAAAACAACTCTTATCGTAGGCTCCGTCCAATATTCAACATAGGCACTGTCTACTACATGCAGCTCTATATTTGATGGCATCGTGTCTATCTGATATACATAATCAGGAGAAGATAATANCACTGACCCGTCGATAAGGCATGCCGATGTGGCATACCCTCCGAACCCACTTACCACGTATAAAATACATGCCTTTATTATAATCATTTCATTTCCTCTCGTATTTCCGGTGAGTTCCAGTCAACCCAGTTCGGAAACCTTTCTTTAAATTCTTTTTCTACTTGCTCGCTGTAGTTTGGTGTTTTCTCTTTTCCGTGAAACTCTATAAACCACTCGTCAACAAGGTCGGGAGTGTCTGAATTAAGCAGGTACGGCAAAATATCATATTCTGCACCTTCTACATCTATCTTCANTATTGTATGCGCGTTGTCAATTTTGTTTTCTCTTATCCACTCGGCTAGGTCAATACACTCCATGTCAACACATATGCTGGGNTCCGTGCTGTACTTGCCTGCAATCAAAGAAGATCCGGTTCGGGCTCCCCAAATTTGTGGAAAAAACTTTTTTAATTCATTCGCTTTCCAAACTGCCACATTGTGCAGGACCACCTTTTCGTGATCTGAATATTCATCTTCCAGCACTTCAAAGTTTTCTGATTGTGGTTCAAAAGAATCAATCCTTTCTATTCTGTCNCCATATTTCATAAATGCCCACTGAATAGACTGTCCCTTGTTTGCTCCACAGTCTATGAAATGAATCCTTTTGTTATTATTTTTCATTTAACTTCTCTAACTTCTCTAGGCATAATAATTTTTGTTGTTCCATTTTTGTAAGTTCACTTTTGTAGGACATGCAGCGATTGTACACAGAAACACATATTTCCGGAATTTGTTCTTCTTCCGCTCGGACTGAAACGTTTTGCCTGTAAGACGTAGCGTACCCTATGGTGAAACAGACGCCTGCCACTAACAATAATATCCCAATATCCACCAACCAATAAAATGTTTTTCTATTAAAAATTTTCATTTTCCTTTTTTTATTCTTAAACAATTATGACATATAAATCTAATTTTTTCAAGTAAAAAATTAATTAATTTAAATCTTTATCAACCAATGCTTGGCAACCCATCCAGTTCTGAATTCTAACTTCCCGCGAAGTGGACTTCTAGTAAAAAACCACTCATGAATAGTGCCGGGAACCATATATACCGATGCCCGTGGACTTCTTAATTCATCTTCCATTTTTAATATCAGCCCCAACCAATCCTTCCCGTAGAGAACGTGGTAAACCAGATCACCTATTTGTAGATTTGGTTCCTTTTTCCATGTCATGACATCTCTGCTCCGTTATTTCTTTCTGTGCGAGGCTCGCAACAATGGCCAAAGCAATCAAGCATATTATCCACAAAACAATCATAAAATTAAAAAACTTATCTTTCATTTTTCACCTGCTCTTTCGAGCTGCTGTCGTTGTGGTATACCTTTTTGCCAAAAACAAGAAAGATAGACAATAACAAAGCCAACAAATGATACTTCCAATTACTTCTAAAATTAAAATCAAACTTTTTCATAAGATGTCACATTCACAACTCTAGAGATTGTAGAGAGATGCTTTTGAGCGATGTCATTTCTGTTTCTGTTTTTCGCATCGGAGATCAAGTATTTTAACTTTTTAAAGGCATTTTCGGCGTTTATATAAAACTCAATTGCGTTAAAAACTCCGAGAACAGTAGCCCTCACGAAGGACTTTCCCTTGTTCCTAAAAGTCATAATACTATTTGAAGAATTGGTGAATTTGATTTCCACTTCGATTTCTGCATCACTTCCTGACAGTCCTGCGCGGGTTCTCCAATCAGGAAGAACACTAATCCCCTCAAAGGCAATGTTTTCGAGCGAAGGATAATTATCAGAATAATATTCTAATAGTGCGTTAAAGGAAGCATCAACCATTCCGCAGCCGCTAGACTTAAGATTAATCGCCCTGCCGCCGTTTTCGGAAAAACTACAATTTACTTGTGAAGTACTCTTACTGAAATCTTCTGACAATGCTATCTTTTTTACCGTCAAGTCTAGATATTCTTTTTTCAGTGTTTTTTTGATTATTTTGTAAAGGTCGTGCCGCTTGGATTCTTCTACTGTAGAATGCATTATTCTATTCTTTCTACAGATGTTGAAATCTTAAAGATTCTTTCTACATTCCTCACCCTTCTTAAATCTCTTAAAATTCTGGCCTTTGTATCTTCCGGGGATCTTACCTGACCTGGTGTACTTGGTATAAACTTTACCGCTAACCCTGAAATATATCTTTGTTCTGCTATTCTCCTGTTTGAAACAACGACTGTAACAATGGTAACATTTGGAAGTGCTCGCAGATCTGCCAGAATGTCTTCCAGCCCTCTAGATTTCTGGCCGGGATCAACCGAATATCCGATCATGCAGTAGAATTTATAAATTCCTCGTTGTCTACTTCTGCCTTTCTCTTCATTGAGATACTTGTTTATTTCGTCCTGCAAATCAAAAGACTCTTGAAGACTTGAAGATTGTGGCTCCGGTAGATCTTCTGGTATCTTATCTCTATCTTTGAGGTGGTTGTACAAGTTCGTTACTGCCTGCAACATTGCTTCGTCTGATACGTGAACCAATCCCAGTTTCCAGTCATCCACAAAAGATAGGTAATGCCTCACGAGCCTATCGGAATGCTCAAACTGTCTAGAAATATCCAATAGCCGCTTCGTAGAATCCTGTAGACTGTCAGTCCTCCTCTTCTCTTCTTCCTTCACCTTTTGGCGCAAGTCTCGGATGGAGTCAATGACCGCACTCCTGACTTCTAAAAAGTTCTGATCCACAAACTTGACAACCTCTATCGTTGCCTCGACCGCCTCTTCTGATATTGTCACATCATCTATACCCAGCACTATTCTGGACTTTATTTCCTCTTGGAAGGCTGGGTCTGCCACTAATTCAATTCTTAAAAATTCTGGTATTGTTATTTCCTTTACAACTCGTGGTGGTAAGTCGGAAATCGGCAATTCGAGTTGTTTTTCTAGAAACGATGTTATTTTCTGATGAAGGTTCCCCAACTTCATAACAACGCCTTTAGTCAAGGAAGGGCTCTGCCAAATGCGTCGTGAGCCTACTTTTTCAATGTCACTTATTCTTCTCAAAATGGATGATGGGACACCTGAGATCTCGAAATCCTCTGATTCAAATTTGATGAATTCGTCTCCCGCGTCCTCGTCTTCATACCAAGTAAAGTTTTTTAGCTCACTCCCAATCTCTTCCATCCGATCCGAAAGGTTTTCGAAAGCACCCTTCGCGATGTATCCCTCTTCCATTAGATATTTTTCTACAACACGAACCATTCCAGCATACTTCTCATCCATAGTTTGAAGTTCGCTCAAAAAGGATTCATATCCATTTGGGGTCGCATTGTATCCATCAGTAGATATTCTTATCTCAAAAGTTGGCACGCCACCATCGAAATCGTCCAACGATACTTCTTCTGCGTATACAGAAACCTCTCTATCCAATCTATCTCTGATCTCTCCTTCGAATTCGGTTGTGGAACGCCAATCGGATGGAAGAGGGTGACCGCCTTCAAACCTATCATTATCTATTTCAACGGTGAATCCGCCCCAGAAGTGAAGGTATTCGTCGTATTCCGCCCCGTAGCTAGCATGCTCCATTACATCTCGGTACTCTTCTTCAATCTTCTCTATCTGTTTTTCTATTCCAGGAGCGGCGTCGGGGGGGTTCTCCATAACATTTTCGGTGCCGAGATCAATTATTTCTTGAGCCAATTCTCTAATCTCTTCTTGTTCTTCGTAGTCAAGATTTTTAAATTCGTTCATTCCTGTACGGGTATGGTTTTTAGCAAGTGCTTCATAAAAATCTCCTATCGGGACGCCGCCGGGGTCGTTGGTAACGTCGGCAAAATGGTCGAGGTCACCATTTTGTCTATAAACTAGTGTAATCCTCCTATGAACGTCATTTTCTGGAAGGTTTATCATCCTTGCTATCACGAATGCATTCCCTTGCATAGTAAGTTTGTTAAACCAATTTTCCGATTCTGTTGCGGATATGCACCACTGGGTATTCTTTCCATAATAACAAGATGCTTCCTCCGTGTACACCCTAACTGCGAAGATATCATCGTCGGCGTACACAACGTCTGACCCTTCGACGGCTTCTTCTTTTTCCTTGGTCTTTCTCTCTTTCGAGGTTAATCCCAATGATTCTAGCATCTTCTTAAGTTGTTCCGAATCGTACTTGTATATGTCCTTTTCTTCTATCCTCGGTTGGTTCTGTTGAAAATTAATGATTAGATCCAGTACGCCCTCACCCAATTCCAGAACGTCTCTGTCGTCACGTAGTTCATCAGGGTCAGTCACTGTTATCTTCCGGTCCATTTCTCTAGACCAGTACATGAGATATTTTGATACACCTTTAGGTCCGAGAACATCTTCAATTTGTCTACGGGCCCAGTTAATCCACCCGGACTCATCAAGCACTTTANATTTGGCTTTTACGTCTTTGACTCTGGCTTCTAATAGTAATGTGAGGTCTTGTTCTTCGTTTAAAAACTGCTTCCATTTGGTGTGAAAATTCATTACAGACATATTATACCTTACCTTTAATAATTAGTTTGAAACAAAACAAAAGGCACCCACAAATTGGGTACTTTTTGTAGTGAATCCTCGTCAAGCATAAACTTGAATTAAGATGATTAAAATTGTTAGAGAAAGACAACTCATTGTTTTAAGCGTAAACATGCTCTCGCCCAAGAGACACCACGTTAATATGGGAAAGACCAGAAATCCCGCACCAGAGCCTATAAATCTAGCAGACCACACAGATTCAGAATCAGTAGAAACAATCCTCCATGCATACCAGAACACCACACTTGTTGGTATCCCAAACACAAATGCAGACATTATTGGCTTGTTTTCCCACCATCTCCACAAGAATTGAGAGTTTAATTGAAACCATCCCAGAGTCTGCCCCAAAACAAACATGAGAAACCCTAATAAAATTCCTGTCGTTGGCACTTTACTTAATGGTCCTCAAGGTTGACCCCGCTCTTTGTAACCTCGAATTTCGCCTCAGTAATTGAGAATGTCATTTGCACAATCGTTGTAGTATGAGATGAAGTGATTCTGAACACAGCGGTGTCTGGAACATCGTTAACTCTTCTGAACACTTCCCCCAAATAGGTTTCAAATCCCCTACCTATAGCATGAAGTTCGCAGACTTTTTGGATCGTTTCCGTTCCCATGCGACAAATATTATTATAATGTAGATCTAAAAGAAAGTCTGTTTTCTCAATCGCGGATTGAGCGATAGCAAAAAACGATTTTACATCACCCACCGGCATGTCATGATCACCTGGCGGGGGTGCTTCGCTATGCATTTCTTCCCTTGCCCCAGAATGACTTGCTCCTTCTGCAGTCCACTAAGAGAAGAGCTGATATATATTTGTTGTTCCCCTTCTCTACTACCCTGGAGCTATAATATCCCAATTTACCATATTTTGGCTTTGGGGTCTTTTTAGCATATTTCTTTCGCGGGGGTGGCTGATTAAGATACTCAATACATCTTCTGGTCAGATCCTCTACTTGGCAGTCTTCTAGAATTTCAGGGTCACTCACATCAATATATGCACCCACTACCCAAGTCTTCGATCCAAAATTCTTAACGTCCCAGAAACAACTACCGTGATACCTTCCGTATCGCTTCTTTTTTGTTGTTTCTTCTGTGCTCCCAAGCGGAAGAAGATCACATTCAATCATTTAAATACTCCACCAAGTCAGAATACCCACCAATAAGTTTTGTAAGACCGGAGACGTTGTTGTTCTCTAGTATTATTGGCACAGTTTCAAATTTATAAAATCTTTTCGCATCCGTAATGGCTTCTAAATCTTCCGAGAAATCAAAAAATATGCTCTCTTTGTGTTTCGAGTCTAAAAGGTCTACAGCTTTTTTACAAAATGGGCAGGTGCTGCGTCCGTAAATTATATACCTGTTCAGATGACTAACCATTTAAAAGAACCTTTCCACCTACAATCTTGCTTTCGATTTCCTTTAAAGACCCAACAACCACTATATCCTCTTTCTCCATGGATAATACACAAAAATCTTTTCTCGCGCTATCCACTCCGTCTATTACGCTTTCTGATATTGTTTGCAGGGTCGGGCCCTTATCTCGTATAGACCTTATGTGCTCCGGATTTATAAATATGTCACGTGTTCTATACCTTCTCATGGGATCACCAGCGGACACTTGTCTATATACTTCTTGTAATTTTATCATGATGCGACGCCCTCTTGTTGTGACACACTGTTGTTTGTCAGTACGTGCAAGTATCCCGCCAACATTGAATCACAATCTCCTAACGACAGTTCTGCTTCTAAAAGCAAATTCCTCAATTCCTCAATTTGTTTAAGACATTTTTCTATGGATGCATCCTTAACATCCTTCAGTTCATTAATGATGGCAACTGCTTTCTCTACATTCTCCTTAGCCGAATCGAACAGCGGGTCGACCCTTTCTGGTATGCCCTCTAAATCCACTGTATATGTTACTTTTACTTTCATAATATTATATCCATTTCACGTAAGTTTTGAGTGCCTCGTTGCGATGTCGCGACCACACTTTTTTGTTAAGTTTTATAGAAAGGTATTGAGCCAACTCTTCCCCCTTCTCCCACGCCAAGACCTCTTCTCTCAGCACATCTATCCTATGATCCCAGTTTCCTCTGACATCGGAGCCGCCTGTTTTCATGTGAGGGAACCCTTTCTTGAAGGATTTTTTTGGTTCGAATTGTTGCACCCTTCCTTTCCTCAGAATTACATGTCCGGCCTCGTGGAGCAAAGTGTGAAGTCTACTCGTGTAGTTTTGTCTGGAATTAATTTCTATTCTTGACAAGTTAGGACGGTATTCATTCGTGCCGTCGCGGTCATACTCGACCTCGACAGAGTGTTCCCATTGTAAATAATGTTCTACTCTATTGATGTGTGCGATAGCCTTTTCTTTTTTGTAAGACACCTTTTGACCTTTCAACCGCCAATGTGTTTTAAGACGAACGCCCCTATTAAACCGACAACGGTTGTAAACAAGGTCCAGATCATCTTAGATGATGTACCCTGCCAAGCCTCAAGGGATCGAAGTCTTGCGTACAATCCCTCGTCTGGATTATAAACAGCTTCTTTTATTTTTCCTACGTCTTCTGCCACTTCTTCTTGCTTATCCTTGACCTGTTCTATTGTCAAGCACAACTTATCTAATTTTCGTAATACGTCATTTGAACTTGTATCTTCAGACAATGTCTTGCGTCTCCTTAAGTTTGATGTCGGGTACTATATTATATAGGCACCCTACTCGACAATGGCGTAGTTTGTTGTAATCAAAGTGCCAGCGACTGATGCGGCATTTTGCAAAGCACATCTGGTAACCTTTACCGGATCAATTATTCCCTCTTCTAGTAAATCAACTGCCTGTCCAGTGGAGAAATTTATTCCTATGTTCTCCCCTTCAGCAGTCTCAAGAGATGCCAACACATCCTCGATATCTGACCCAGAGTTTTTAGCCATCGTTTCCAGCGGTGATCGTAGAGCCTGCTTAACGATGTTAACACCTAATTCTTGCTCATCATTTTCAACATCCACATACAGATCCTTTGCTATTCTGTGCAACATCATGCCACCACCTGGTATGATGCCTTCTTGTTGTGCAGAACGAACAGCCTCTAGGGCATCCTCTATTCTGTGTTTCTTTTCTATCATCTCTATTTTAGTGGCCGCGCCAACTCTTATGATGGCTATTCCAGATGCTAGTCTTGTGATTCTTTCCTGCAATTGCTCGCACTCGTATAGAGCTTCGGTAGTGGCGAGATCTTCTTTTATGGTGTCTATTCTTTCATTGATTTTATGAAAGTATCCTCCGCCGTCTACAACAGTCGTCATGTTCTTAGATATTTCAATCGTCTTAGCAGTGCCAAAATCTTGTAAAGATATTTCCCTGATGTTGTCCCCGGTGGATTGGCGAAAATACTTACCGCCAGTTGAAATAGATAGATCCATCATGATATTTCTTCTAGACTCTCCATATCGAGGAGCCTTCACTGCTGCCACCTTCATAGACCCCCTAACGGTGTTCATAATCAATGCTGCTAGTGCCTGCCCCTCTATCTCGTCGGCGACGATAACCAAAGGTCTGGACTCTCTCGCAGCAATCTCCAACGCTGGTAGTATTTGTTCCACAGATTCAATTCTTGAATCGCTGATCATAATCAAGGCGTTCTCATGTCGCACTACTGCTTTTCTTTCGTTAGTAATAAAAGCAGTAGCGGCGAAACCCGAATCAAAGCGGAAACCCTCCACCAAGTCTAAAGTAGTTTCTACCGAGTTTGCCTCTTCTATTGTGATAGCACCATCTTTGCCCACCTTATCGACCGCAAGAGCGATTAAGTCTCCGATACTTTTATCATTGTTTGCAGATATAGACGCTATATGAGAAATGTCTTCTGTACTAGAAACCGGTCTGGCCGCCCGTTCAAGACTAAAGACCACCTCAGATACAGCCTTGTCAATGCCCCTTTTTAGTTCTGTTGGGCTGGCACCAGATTCGATATGTTGCCAGGCGGCATCAAATATAGCTCGGGTAAGCACCGTTGATGTCGTAGTGCCATCACCGGCATCCACGTTTGTTTTCGCAGAAGCTTGCTTTACTATTTGTGCTCCCGCGTTCTCAAAAGGGTCGTCCAGATCCACGAATCTAGCTACCGTAACACCGTCTTTGGTGATAATCGGCATTTTGCCCTTTTCTTGAAGGATGACGTTTCTGCCGCGTGGACCCAGAGTAGACGCAACGTTATCCGCCAGAGTGTTAACTCCGCTTAAAATTTTGTTATGTAATTCTTGCTTAGAAGAAAAATGCTTGGACATGAGAACCTCACTTTCTTTTATATATTATAAACATTTTAAAATGATTTGTCAAGTATATTTTGTTTTTGTGCTGTTTTATTTCAATCTGATGAGCAAGTCTTGTCGCCGCGAACAGTTGTAGACACAACAGATTCAAACTGATTAGCTGTCTTCTTGAATGATTCTGCGGCAGTACTTGTCATTGATGCAAAATAGTCGTTCATCCCAAGCACAAGACTATTAAACATCTCCTGTATTGCCTTAAACCCACCAACCATATCGCCGAGTGCATCTTCGGCAGTTTTATACAGGAAGCTAGTATCCGTGTTCAAAACGGCAACCGGCTCCACATATTTCTCTATTTTAGATTTATCAAGAGAGAATTTTATTCCAATCTTCCGTCCATCGGACAGCATTGAGGCGACGGTACTCATGACAGCATCAAATCCCGTCTCGCCCTTAAGAGTTTTACCTGAAAATGTTGCCTCCCCCATCAGCTGATGGAAATTCTGCGGTGTGATGACAAACCTTTCAACCCTCACGCTAGTAGTGACTCCATCTTCTCCTGATATCTTATCAAATGCAAGATAAGTCATATTCTCCTTTGGCATGCGAGCAGCTGAATCAAACTTCATATCCTTCAGAAGCTTCAAAAGGCTCCCGTTCACCATGGATCCACTTGCCATTGTCTTCAGCGAATAGCTTTCCTCCCCAACCTTGAAGTCTGCTATCCCGCTGTTCCTATCAACCTCTATGGTGTTGCCATCAAACAATGCTGCAAGAAACGCTTCGTTCAAAAAACCCCCGACACGAGGATCGAAACTGTTCAATATTGTCGAGAGTGTGTTCAGCAGTTGAATTTTCGCTAGCGTTCTGGATACAGAGCAGTTGGGAGCCTCGCCTTCTGGAGTAGGTTCTTTCGAACTCTCCACGACACTCTGCAGAGATGCCAGAATTTTTTCAGGAGTCGTCTCACCCAGAGCACTCACATAGTTTCGGATGACTGTCCTCTCATCAGACTCTTTCATCGTGCCCCATTTCTTTGAATTAATCTTCAGAGAACCCAATATTTCTTCAACCGTTGGGGGCTTGCTGTCATTCTTCTCTACTATAATCGAGGGATTCTTCAGAACACCTTCTATCATTTCAAATAAAAGATTTTGAATCTGGTCTTTATTCTCGCTCTCATATAAATTTGTTAAATCATCAAAACTGGACATAAACGTTCTCCTTAAGTAATTAGGTTACCCTTTCATATTGACTTCTTTTTGTTTTCTTCTTACCGTTGATGATCTTGCCCTTTCCGGTTCTAGGACTTAATTCTTCCACTGGAAAAGAAAGGGACTTTGCAAAATTTATCCAAGACTTTTTATTCTCGAACTTTCGTTGCAACAACACAATTGTCTTTTCCGTACTAGGATCATATCCCTTTCCGGCGGCGGTCCACTCGGGAACCTCTTTACTCAACCGGTTCATCTCTCTCTTTCCCCTAACTGTAGCCTGCAAAGTATACAGGATAGAGTTTTCTGTTTCTAATTTCTCGCTCCATGCGACGGCTCTGATACTCATCATACTTCCTCCTTTAACATTTTCATAATTTCCTCAAGTGCGGCATCTTCAACCCAGATATACTCAGGGACGTATCCCAAATACTTCTCCGGAATAGAAGTAGCCACCGTAATAAATATGGTTGTTTTCCATTCAGTCACAAAAAGTTTATCGTCGTCAACAATTTTTTTTAAAATATCATCAGGAATATCCGATCTTTTAAGAGAGTCGTGCTTATATTTTAATGATCTCTCAAAGTCAACACTCAAAGCAGTGATCAGCTTTCCTGCCATTAGAAGTGCTTTTCGGATTATTAGGCTCTCTACGCCTAGAGAAAAATAGATAGAAACAAATCTGCTAACAATCGCCCCTAAACTGAACCATAAAAAGTAAGTTAACATATTTTATATATTATATGAGTTTAGGGCGATTGTCAACAAAATAATTTATTTTTTGTTTATTTTATTTACAAGAGCTGCGCGAAGGATTCGTTTGGTAACACGGTCGGTGATAGTCTTGACCACCTCTTCGAGGCGAGTGGGGTCCATGGCGATGTCAGTTGGATCCTCTTCTTTGTTCTCTTCTACGGTCTCTTCCTCTTCCGTGATGTTCTCTTCCTTGTTCTCTTGCATGGGAGAAGGAGCCTCTTCCGCTTCAAGATCGTCAACAGGGGCGACATCGGCGTCCAGCTCGGGCTCGATCTCTTCCTCTCCCTCGCCAGCAACTGCCAAAATGTCTTGAAGGATACCAACAGCGGTTTCCAAAGCGGGAACGTCTTCTGACGCTACATTAACTTCCGCTTCGACATCACCCTCTGGTGCCTCTTCGGCCCCCAGGTCGTCCAATGGTGCCTCTTCTTCTGCGCCCATTGGGGGCTCGTCTAGGGCGGGCTCAGGAAGACCTTCCTCTTCCTCCTCATCCCTTAGATATTCCATCTCATTAATTGGTCTAATGCTAGCCAATTTCCAAAAACGTCGAATAGTATTCTCGTTTAACAATGTTTTCTTACTCATTATGGTTCTCCTAGTTTAAAAGTAGAAAAAAATACTTTATTTCAGAAGTAAATAGTACAGATTAATACAAAAAAGAGTCTTTTTATAATCTTTTTGATAGTTTTTCTAACGCTCTCTTTTCTATTTGTCTAATCCTGACAAAACTCAATCCTAAACGTTTACCAGTCTCCATAAGAGTCATGGGGCCGACGCTATTACGTATAGATATTAGACAACAATTCAGGTCCTCTCTGTGGTCTATCCACTTTCTGCACTCTTTCTCTTTGCACGTTCTGCCGTCCTTTAAGCAGGACCTTGCGCAGTCTGTTAGTCCGTCATCTTTTTTCTTCATAAGTCCGGGAACTCCTCTGCTATCATATCAAACAATTCTTTTGTTTCTTCTTCTTCCAAATTAAAAAGCTTCTTCAATTCTTCTCCTTGTTTTATTAAATCTCGTGTCTTGTTAATTCTCTTTTTTCCTTGCCTGGCCAATTCAAGCTTAACACTGGTGACAAAATCAATAATGCGTGGATCGTTCTCAATGTACCCAGTAATCATTGCTTGAAAAAATTGTATTTGTGTCAACCCATCATGACGCAACCTGATCCTTAAATCCGCGTGGCGTTTATCAGAGTCTTGGAAAATAATCTTCTTACCTTCCTGACCGTATTTATACTCACCTGCCATTTAGAATATGTGTACCACTTTCTGTAATCGAAGCACTTGTCTGTCTAATAAACTTTGCCTTTGCCTGAAATTCTTTTATTGTCCGAGAGCCGCTGTACGATAGTCCGCTGCGGATGTTTTGCTTCAAATTCTCAAGAATATCAATTACCGAACCCTTGTAAGGAATGGTGGTAGAAATGCCCTCTAGAGAGCGAGTTTCGCCCCTCCAGGCGAGTTGTGCCTCTTCGCTAGCCATACCCCTGTATACCTTGTACTTCTTGCTCTCAGACGTAACAAACACCTGTCCTGGCGATTCATCAGTTCCTGCTAACATCGAACCAAGCATCACAAAATCCGCACCAGCTGCGATTGCCTTGACAATATCTCCAGCTGTCTTGATGCCTCCATCTGCTATAATCTTTGCATCGGAGTCCACATATTTACATCCCAATACCGAATGAAATGTTGGTACTCCATGACCAGTTTGGGTTCTAGTTGAACATATTGACCCGCCGCCGATGCCTACTCGAACAGCATCAGCACCCCAATCCGATAAATCTTTAAACGCTTCAGGGGTCGCAACATTGCCTGCTATAATAGATAAAGACGAGTCGTATGTGTCTTTCAAGTATTTTAAAGCACTCTCCGTCATAGAATGATGACCATGTGCCACATCGACGCAGACGGTTTCTAATCCAGATTCCACAAGAGCAGAGACCCGTTGTTTAAAATCTCCTGAAACGCCGACTGCGGCGGCTGTTATAACCCCCTTCGTCAACATGACACACTGTTCTTCTATAGAACAATACCTATGAACGATACCGAGAGCCCCGTATTCGTTCATGGTTAACGCCATCAAGGACTCCGTGACTGTGTCCATGGGGCTGGAAATGATAGGCAAACTATATTCCTTTGTTCCTATTCTTGACTCTAGCCCTATTTCTGACCTGCTCTCAATGTCGCTTCGCAATGGCAAAAGCAAAACATCGTCAAAACTAAACGTCTCTTCAAACATCAGAATCCTCCAATCTCTCCTGTAGGTCTCTAAGCATTTGATTGGCACCTTCCCAACACTCGGTACAATATAGGTTCACTACTTTCTCCCGCTCCCTAACAGCCACTCGCCAGGACTTCACTTGTTCTTCATCCTTCTTATCAAACGGTTTATCACAATTTGTACACTGGTTTGGGATCATATTAAACAACCCCATTTTTTCTTTCAAGTCTTTTTCGGCTTCTTTCTTTTTCTTTCGACGAAGCTTCTTTTGTGCAGAAGACATTTAAACGTCTCCCGTAGATCCGAAGCCACCTGTGCCCCTATCCGTTTCGGATTCGTAGATTTTATCTTCCTCTATTTCTAGTAAGGAAGGAGTTGAGATCCTAACAAAAACCCCTTGTGCAATCTTTGTGCCTGGTTCACAAATTTGTGTCTCTCTGCCAATGTTGTGAAGATTTACGAAGATCTCTCCGTCATATCCTCTGTCAACGACACAAGCACCAGTAACGATTGACCTCTTTGAGGCAATTCCTGACTTGTTCATTATTTGCAACATGTGTCCCTCTGGAACTTCAACCTTCACACCAGTCTCAAGTAAGCAGGAGTGTCCGGGGTGAACAAGCAACGGTGCGTTATCCTTTGGTGCAAAGAAGAAATCCATCCCTGCATCTGTTGTGTGCGCCCTAACGGGCAACTTTGCGTTCTCTCTCATTTTGAATGTTCTAACTCTCATATTTTCTCCTATCCCAACATCTTAAAGTTTGAGCTTAATCTTCTCGTGCTAAATCCCCACTGAGGGTTCCAGTCTAGCCTCATCATATACGGTCTATTGATTCTCACAATATCCTTTCCTGGTCTGACACCCCAACACCTAATTGTATTAGTCTCGTTGTTGTCATCTATAACCCTGACAATATAGTAGTCTTTATCATTCTTTGTCTTCTTCTTGATGACCTCTCTTGGTATACACCAGACCACTCCCCCAAGATCTGAATCGTATTCACTTATAGGGGGAACCATATATTTATCTAAGCTGGCCCGAATGTTCTCTTCCATAACTAAATCAAAAGGAAAAACACCCGTTAAATCAATTTGATATTGAATCCTCTCCTCTTCTGAGAAGTCTCCTTCTGGAGCGTATTTCTCTATATTCTCTATCAGGTTCTTTTCTTTCCTCGGGCGATCAACAGCGATTGCACTCCAAAAGTGCCTCGAACCAGTGAACCTATCATCGATAAGACACTCTAGAGCACCGGATCTGCAAAGAACATCCAAAGACTTCTTATTCAGCTTTGAATAAACAATGTCTTCATTAAAAATGAATTCCTCAATCGTGTTAAACGGGCGATTGTTAAGAATCTGCTCGATGGCCTTCTCACCCAATCCCTTGATGGAAGTGAGCGGTTGGATTAGCGTTTTACCATCTTCTGATATCTCCCACACAGATCCGGAGGTATTTACGTTCAACCTTTCAATTTTAAACCCGTGAGATTTTGCAACATTGATCGCCTTCTCTTTTCTAGTCTCTGGTTCTTTGTCCAAGAAAGCTGCTGTCCACTCTGGTGGGTAATAGTTTAACAACCAGGCGCACTGGTAAGACAACATACAGTAAGACACTGCATGGGATTTGTTGAACCCATATCCAGAAAAGTATTCGAAAGTTTCCCACAACTCCTTTGCTTCGTGCTTTCGCATCCCCTTCTCAGAACACCCTTCCGCAAATTTGGAATAGATCTTGTCCTTTTGTTCTTGAACCTCGCCTGTTCCCTTTTTAGTCAAGAGTTTCCTTAGCTTGTTCCCCTCATCGAGCGACAGGTCCTTACCAAGCTTGTGAGCCAACATCGCTATCTGCTCTTGAAATATGAGAAAACCAAAAGTCTCTTCAGTCACATCGCGCACATAAGAGTTGAGATACTCAACGTCTTCAGGAGCGTTCTTAGCAGATATAAATTTCTTATCAACGTTTGCCGACAAGGGTCCTGGTCTGTATATACTTGTGATTGCAGATAACTCGATTAAGTTGCTAGGTTTCGCATTTTTACAAAACTTTTGTGCACCCTCTTCTGTAAACTGAAACACTCCAGCCCACTGACCACCGTGAAAAACGCTCTCCCACACACTCTGGTCTTCAAAGTCTATAACGTCTGGATGAAGCACCTCATTGTAGAACCTCCTGACATCGTCAAAAGTAGGATTCTCGATGTCATGATGCCTAACCAAGATATGTCGGATGGCACCCTCGATCATCCTCAACGAGGCAAGACCCAACAAGTCAAACTTGATAAACCCCATTGGTTCAAGATGGCGAACATTTTGCCCCTCACTCCACGGAGTTTGGCGAACACCGCCTGAAGATATCATCGGCATCCACTCATCGAGGTTTTCTCCCACAACTACACCACCAGCATGCCTGGAACAGGATCTCACCTGCCCGTATAAAGCCTCCACATGTGTCTTGATCTGAGGATTTTTCTTCAGAAAAATTTTGAGGGATTCTGAAAATTCCATTACTTCTTCAAACGTGGGAACGTAAACACCCGCAGAAATCCCGTGTTTCTTTTTCGCCAACGGAGTTGCTTCATAGATCATCTTACCCGTAACTGCATTCACCTCCGCAAATGGCACTTCATAAAATTTTGAAATATCTTTTATTAAAGACCTCAACTGTAGAGTGTTCCAGTTGGATATGGGCACTACAGTGTTCTCGCCCCATTCTTCAATAAGGTTTTCCTTGAGCTGCATTGGTTCCGAAGTATCAAAATCAATGTCAGGATACCCAGACCC